AGTGCCATTGCTGCTGCTTGAGTCATGGTCTCTACAGTGCATTCCAAAACAACCGAGATTTGAGTTACGGAGGACTGTTGTTGGTCTACACCGAGATACATTTGTTCAACTGCAATGAGGTATCCATCAGTAAAGTCTTGTGGCCCGACATCAAGATGGTCGTTGGCAAGAGCGAGAGTGTCTGTGTCGGTTGCTGCAAGGAGCAATTTACCAGAAGAGACCACGCTTCGGTTCGTAAGGTCTACCATTGCTGATTGTGACTGTGTAGTCAATTGAAACGCAACTGCTCCTGTGTTACCGCCTGCAGGAATGCCGATGACCTCCATAGGAGTGCCGTATTGAACGGAAATGTTGTGGATTCTCAAAACAGATTTACCGAGGGCATCAACATATGCTCCAAGGTCAATTGCGCTTTGGTTGAAGTTGGTTGTGTCGGTCAATGTCGATGCTCGTATGAAGAAACTGTCAGTTCGTGCCATAAACCTATCATGATAGTAGATGGATTATAATTATGATGTGGTTCAAGCAATTATTGTCCTATGCCGGAGTAGGGGGTAAGTAGGTACGGAGTACCCCACCTATGGCCCAAATCAACCAAATTATAGGTTTAATTGTCAAACAATTATATTCTAAGGCCGACTCGGATGTTCATGAAGTGCTTCAAATGCTCATCACAATGCCGAACAATGTATCCGAAACGAATGAATTGCCGATATGTCCAGTCGATATGTCCTGAATGCGGGTGGACTTCCACCCCCATCAAGATTCCAAGTCCGATAGACCACTACAAAGGTGCTTGAAATGGGTCGAAAAAAAGTCCCAAGTCATCAGAAGAAAGTTCAAACTTCAGTTTCCTTGAAGCAATCTACCGTTGAAACCATCGACTCTTGGACTCACCGTCGTTCAGCATGGATTGAACATGCCATTGAGATGAAAATCAAAGAAGAAACAGCAATGGACAACCTTACCCTTCAGGAGATTTTGAAGTTGGCATTGCATCCATTTCACAAAATTGACATGTCATTTGAAGAGCGTACCGTAATCGAACGCATTTACCATCGTTTGTGTACGGAATGAGGGCGAATTTCCCCGGATTACAGTCAAACCCAGGCCCAGCTTTCCCCGGATTCCAACAAATCAGTTATCAACATCTTGAGACTCTTCTTTGATGATTGAAATTATTGCTTCAGTATCGGTGATTTCATACTCTTCCATCAGAATGTAATAATTGACTTCATCAACGTTGTTTGTATTCTTTACTTGTGGAAAGACAATTTGCAAATCCCTCACTACAATGTGGTCGGGGTCAGTAAGCGCGTATGATGTAATGCCGGATTGAGTGTTCGTTTGATACGCAGCCCAAGCGATTTCGCGGTTATCCGATGCTTTCGGGAGTGCATTTGCATTTGGTTCGATGCTCAATGCCAAATGTGCTTGAACGGGGAAACATTCTGAACCTGTTTCACTCGCCATTCTTGAGTTATAGATATGGAAGTCGATGATTTTGTAACCGACATTGATGCGCCCGTCATCAAGAATCAACAGTCTTTTTGCACTGTTTGCAGGGGCTCCTGAAGAGGCTCGCGCAGGAAATGATACTGTACCCCTTAGAGTACGGGTTTTGCCAGTGCGTCGCATTACATCTTCCTCCGTAATTTGTGTGCATATCGCATAATGTCGGCCTGTGTTCTACCGGCCCGAAGGTCTCCGTTCTTCTTACGGTACTTCGCATTAGCCGCTTTCAGGGCCTTAGACATCTTCTTCGCCCCTGCTCGGGCTTTGCGTGAGTTACGCTTTCGTGTGGATGTCTTGGAAGTTGGGCTCCCTAAAACACCCGCTTGTTCACCAATGAACTCGGAGATGCCTCTCACAACCGTAGGAGCGACAGCACCGACAGCCGGAGGGAGCCCAGCACGAACTGCTGCTCCACGTACAAGTTGGTCGGCAATCATACGCAATAACTCGGCTTGAGCGAGTTGCTCTTCTCTTGTGGCTATGTTAATCGCCTCACTGTTGCGAAAGTGCAAGTGCCATTGCTGCTGCTTGAGTCATGGTCTCTACAGTGCATTCCAAAACAACCGAGATTTGAGTTACGGAGGACTGTTGTTGGTCTACACCGAGATACATTT